TCTAGCTCTTTCAAAAGATTCATAACTCTTTCACCACCTACTTGTTCCTGTGGTTTATCTGTTGCTGATCCCATTTCTTCAGTTTCTAATTTAGATTGATATGGATCTTCTTCTTTGGTATCTTGATATTCAATCCTTGGATCGTTTTCTGTTCTTACAATAATGTTTGTCTTAGCTACACCGCAACACATTGGAATATATTCTTCTAAAACTTGTGGTGTTGTTGGATATGCTACTGATACTTCAAAGTATGTAACTTCGCAGTTGCTCAACTGTGGAAAGTCCAGTGGCTTTTCCTGTATTGGTGTTCTCTTCCCTGGTGAAATGCTGTTCACACTGTATTTTCTCAGTGCTTCTTCCATTGTGTCCTCAAAGCCTTCTGGCATAGGACCAGCAACACCAATGCTAAATTTGTATTCTTTTTTTGCTTCTGTTAGATAATCTTTAAACATATTCCTATCCTTACAATTATTTATCCATATTCTTGAGTTTTTCGAGCAAACTATTACGATCCGTTACTATATAGCCTTCGCCCTGTACGATTGATTCACCGTCAGCCTTACCGTCTTTGTCTAGTTTTTCTTTCTTAAGCTGAAGTTCAACCATTTTAAGTTTCTTGTCTAGCTTTGCTACCTTGGCGTCAAGATTTGTTTTTAGCATTTGTCCGGCTACTTCAAAAACTCTGCCACTGTATCTTGATTCAACGTTCATACCCAAATCCATTAGATCCTCGTATGCTTCCATGGCTTTATCAGCTACTTCACCTAGCTCATTATCTGCCAATTCGCCTAAGCCCTTGACCTGTGGAAGAGCGGCTGAAATCTTGTCCATTTCAGCAATATCTCTCAAGGTATCATTTTGCTGTTGAACAATATCTTTCTTGTCCTTTTCTTTTTCCTGTTTTATAATTTCCTTTGAATCAGGTAAATCTAACAGTTCTTCCAATTTTTTACTCATAACGTTGATCCATTATATGCTAGTATTATTTATCTTGTTTGTTTAGCCACGTCTTCCCTGATGGAATAGCTCTTTTTCGGTTATGACTCTAAAGCCAATGCCCTTTGACTTACAATACTTACCTGCGGCTTCCCATTTTGCCATATTAATAGCATATGAAGCCTGATTTTGTTTATTTTTACCTATGCTTTCACGCATTGCTTGATTGCTAGGCTTTATTTCAATAACTTCTACTTTGTGGGCACCTTTTTTATCTTTGTACTGTATAAAAAAGTCAGGTACATAAACCGTAGGTTTTCCTGTGATTGGGCTTCTATAAGGTATCTTGATTGCTTCACTTGCCCATGCCGCTATGGCTGGATTTTCATCACAGAATTTCATAAAATGGAATTCCCAACTTGACCTGTATGTTGGTGTTTTTTTACCTACGTATTTGTCGGGATGTTTTAGATTATATTTGCCCTGGGCCCAACGCTTCATTGGTTACCCCATAATGTTTCTGGCTTCTGTAGGTTTTTGTTCATTGGCTACTTTGTAACCTAGTGTGCTGATCTTTTGTCTGTTAAAGTTTAAAACCTGTGTTACGGTGTAGCTCAATTGTAACTTGTCAAGGCCCTTTAGGGTGTCCAACAGTTCAAAAACTTTTACTCCATCAATCTTTGCCTGTTGTAAGATAATAGTTCCTGTAGACACTGCTGAAGATCTTTCAAATCCTTTTGATTCTAAAAATCCTATTACGGCATCAACATCGTTTCTAGGAAATGCTAATTCTTTTCCGTAGTATGTATTAAAATATCTTTTTACATCACTGGCAGAATCATTTTTTGGCTTAGCAGGTAAATTAAGATTTAATCCTGTTTCTCCGCCTGTTGTGCTTGATCCTGTTGTTGTACTATATGCCATTTTTGCTCCTATGGTCCTACGTAATCGTCATCTGTATATCTAGGACCTTCGTTTGCGTTCGCATCACTTCCTGTGCTAGAAGTAGTTGCTCCACTGCTACCTGCATTCTTAAGTAATGTTCCAACACCTACTATTGCTCCAGCAGTTGCCAATGTACTTAAACCTCCGCCGCCACCTCCCTTAGGAAATGCGACTCCGGCAACTCCGCTTACGTCTATACCTGCCGCTTGTCCAATTGATCCTAGTGCTTCGCCTAAAAGTTCTCCACCAATTCCTGCTTTCGTTAAATTTCCTGCGTTGTTAACCACGTTTGCGGCTTTTAGTACAGTACCAAAACTTACGTTGCCGCCTTGTATGTCCGCCAGTACTGAACCTCCACCTGCCAAGACACCTGCGGCTCCTAGTAAACTTCCTGCTCCGCCGCCTGCTAATGATATCGGACTGTTTGTCTTATCATAATGTTCTTCAGCAAAGCCTTTAGGACTTCCGTTTTTGATTGGTCCTCTGCTGTAATGTACAGTTTCGTATTCAATTGACATCGTGTTTGCTACAGGATCACTTGCTGAGTTATCCATAGTATCGTGTGACCATTGTGCTATGATTGGATTTACCAATGTCATTGAGGTATATCTTTTTCTGCTCAACTGGCTGATTGTAATACTGTTGAAAAACGGTGCGAAGGAATCATTGTCATATCCGTATCTGTACATCTTTTCTGATAACATTAGCCCTCTGTTATACTGCGATGGTACTTGGAATTCTGTGATGGTTTGATCAACGCTACCATCTGGTTGTACTTTAGCATAGTTTCCATCTCTAAAATAGTATCTATAATATGCTTCCCACATGGCAGTTGTTACACCAAACGAATCGTCATGAAATACTACGTTTACTGGAGCATAGTCTATTCTTTTTTGTACAACTCTTTTTCTATTGTATTGATGTTTTACATCTGTTTGAACATTAAATTGCGGAAGTGTTACAGACTTCACTAGCATGTTCAGTTCGTTAAGATGCTTTTCAGCAAGTTGTGGTATTACCGCAGTAGCTTCTCTATTGATGTTGAAACTAACGTGGTAGAGAAATTTTACTTTGGGTGATAATCTATGACTATCGTCAACGTAAAGTCTTGCCGCATGTTGTTTGTCAGCAAGGTTACCGTTTGGGTTTAAAGCCCCTGATACTACGTTGTCTAAGAATCCATTTAACAAGTTTGCCATACTAATATTTATCTTTATAAATTAACAGGATATTTAATTCTGTGAGGTCATAAAAAAAGGGCCCGTAGGCCCTTTTTGAATATTTTTTATAGATTAAGCACCACCGCCTGTAATAGCTGTGTTGATTGTTCTACCTATCGCTGTACCTATTCCAGTTCCTTGTGGAGTCTGGATTGCGTTGTCATATCTAACAGTAAGTGTTACTGTTACTGGAGCAGATTCAGCATAGTTCAACGTATTGTAGTTTGCTGATTCTACATAGCAACCATATAGCTCGAAAGTTTCAAGCACTGTAGGAGCGTTAGCACCGTTACCACCATCAAGTATTTCGATTCTAGTAACAAATTTGTAATCGCTTCCTGAAGCCGCACTTGACATTTCAAAGAAGTCTAATTGTTTCTGTAACTGCTCGCCAACAAGTTTCTGAACGTTGTTGCTGACATCTTCACGTAAGTTAAGCGTAATAGGCTCCCAAGTGTGTTTACCTGCTAGGTACACTCTTGAGTTATACACATCAACTGTCATTTGATCGAACGATACGTTCGGTCTTGTAACATCCATTACCTGTTTCGTAAGCTCAGTAGTTGGACTTGATACTCCAAAATTTTCTAGTGATACCCTAAAGCGGTATCCTAGTTTTGGCATCAACAGTCCTTGGTTAGATGAACTTGCGTTACTATCTAGTGGTACTGTTAATCTTGAAAGTGTTGAAATTGCCATTATATGCTCCTATTACTTTTATTTATCCGTTTAGAGTCCTGCTATTTCTCCAGTGTTTTTAAGTCTCAATGGAATGTAAATAAACTCCACTGCTTTCACTGGTTCAATTGCTATGTCTACGTATAGTTCGTTTCTGTCAATTCTGCTAGGTGTATTGTTTGACTCGTCACATACAACTAAGAAGTCATATAATGCTCTTTGTGAAACAAGTTCTAACATTAAGCTATCAACTTGTGCTTTGATCTCATCACGTGTAATCTTATCATTTGGTTCAAAGATATAAGGCTTAGCAAGTTTCTTAAGTTGTGATCTTAAGTAAATTACAAGTCTTGCTACATTGATTCTATCTAACGCACTAGCATTTCTAGCTCTTGTTTTTTGTCCAAAGTTAACTAATCCTGCTCCTGTTAAGAACGTAATTGGATTAATATTTAAAGAGTATAGTGTATCTCTTTGACCTTCGTTCAATGCGATTGATTTAAACTCTCCTTCAGAATCTACAAATCCTGCCGCACTAGCATTTGTGATGCCACCACGTCTTGTACCTGCTGGAGCAAACCATGGAAATGAAACTTGATCACTTAGTGCCAATGTTCTCATTATACCGTGGCTTGGTGGAACAACAACATTGTTACCTGCGTTGTCACTTGTAAACAAGCTAGGATAAAATACGCCTAAGTACTCGTCTCTTGTAACTAGTCCATCGTCGTTATCCTCAACAGCAAGTGCTGTGTTTGTTCCCCAGTTATTTAAAGTTGTGCCATCTGACTGTAATCTAAACGGTGAGTCACCAATAATAAATGCTGTTAAGCCTCTATCATTGTTAAGTGCCACCATTTCACCAATCAGTTCCGGATACCCTGGTGTTGCCATCACGTTGAATAATCTTGATTCATCATCTCTAATTTCTTGGTTACTGTTAACCAATGCTTGTAGAGCTTGAATGATTACTTTACGCTGTGCTTTACGTCCAAAGCTACCTTTTCCGTTTGGTTGATTAGCTGACTCAGTTACCCATCTGTGTGGATAATAAGTTGCCATGCTCACGTCACCCTGTCTAATGTTTTTAGCAGTTAGATCTACATAGTTTCTAACAAATTTCTTAACATTAAATCCGCTTCTACGTAGGTTCCATAACAACATACCTTTTGGATATAGTGCTGGATCTGGAGCATCAA